CGGACCAATATTCACCGACCACCAGTGGATCCGGGCTGGTGTGCTTGGTGATGCCCTTGCAGACCGTGGGCAAACCACTGGCCAGCTTGTCGGCGTACACCACGTTCTGGCCGTTGCCCTCCCAAGTGCCCAGGAAGGCGGTCAACGTGCCGCTGCAGAGCAGCAGAAAGCCGGCGGTGATCTTGACCCGCAGGCTCATGGCTTGACCCTCCAGTCCCGCAGCATCTGGCGGTACTTGGGGATCAGCAGCAGGATCTGCAGCACCATGTAAAACGCGGTCAGCATGTAGGCCACGGCGGACCAGTCAACGGCACCGGTCGCACCGGTGGCGGCGACGCCAATCGCGGGCGACGCCTTCACCAACGCAATGGCGGTGTCCTGAGCAGCTTGATTGGTGCTCATCGGCGTAGCCCCTTTTCAGTCAGGGTTTGGCAAGGCACGCAACGAGTCATGCCACCCAGCGCCTGGCGTGCTGGCGGGATCTCCTTGTCGCAGTCCTGGCAATGGGTGAGGCTCGGCCCGCTCGCTCGCGGCCTGGCCAACTGGGCCGCAATGGCCTGGTCGCGCTGTCGCTGCTCCAGAGCCTGCGCACGATCGAACGGGCAAACCATTACGTCAGGCCCTCGATTTCAGCAGCAGCCAAGTACGGCACGCCGTTGATCTTGATGAAATCCGGACTGGTGACGTCGAACGGCACCTTGTGGGTGTTCTTCGCGCCGCCCTTGGGATCGATGCTCAGCAGGCTGGACACACGGACCTTGCAGCCGAACGCCTCGATGCGCAGTTCCTCTTCGCCGGCCTTGGCGAAGAACACGATGTCGAACGGCTCCAGCTCGCGGAAACTGCCCGCAGTCTTGGCCTGCTCGATCAGCAGATTGAAGTTGGTGGTGTCCAGCTCCAGTTCGCCAGCTGCAGCGACATCGCCGTCGACGTGACCATTGGGCACACCCTTGGTCTGGGCCACAGTGCTGTTGTCCGTGATATCGATAGTGCCGGCCTCGACGTGAACGAGCAGATCGCCCAGGTTCACGTCGAAGTTCTTACCGCCAATTTTTGCGGCCATGGGTTACTCCGAATCCGTAACGGAAAGGTCCAGCGCGATGTTCGCGGTCAGGTCTTTCGGGCAGTTGAGGGGGCGCAGCTTGATGTGAGCCACGACAGATTTTTTGCTCGTCCAGGTCAGCACGATGTTGTCGTCCTTGGGCTGCTCGATCTCGCCTGGAAACACCTGGCCGGCGAATTTGGTGGACTTGGCCATCGCGCGCAGCGGGGCCATCAGCTTGGACGTGGTGGTCGCCATGCTGTTGGCCGAGCTGTTCAGGGTCCGATCGCCCACGTAGCGGATCAGCAGAACGCGCACGCGGCGGGCTGCCTTGTCGACGACCCGCAGGTTCTCGATCACCTGAAAGTCACTGCCGGGGGTGTCCAGCATGTTGCCGTCGCCCCAGTAGGTGCCCGGATAGTCCGGGTACGTCTGCGGCACAGACAGACGCGCTGCGTCGAGCTGCGAAAGCACCGCGGTGCTCAGCGGGATGCTGTCCATGTCCTTGGGTTCAGCGCCCAGGCCCAGGACCGCGCCGGTGGCAACGCGCATAGGAGTGTCGGCAATGCTCACGGCGGCATTGGCCAGTCGACCGGCCAGCACGCCCAGGTTGTTGCCGTGCAGTTGCGGTACCGGCAAAACCCGAGGCGCAGCCAGGCCGTCGACGATGGCTTTCTGCTCGACAACGTAAGCGCTCCAGCTCAACTGCGGAGCAATGCCGGCAGTGGCGGCCATCACGAAGACGCGGCGGCCCAGCTTGTTGCTCAGGTCGTTGGCTGCAACGTGCATCGCGGACAGCTCAGCCTGAGTGGTTGCCGGGTTGACGATCACCACCGCTTCGAAAGAATAACTGCGGGTCGCGCTCTCAAGCGCCTGTTGCCAGGTGGTTTCGCCTGCGATCGGAGCAGCGATGCATGCCCAGCGATCGCCGCCGTTGCTGCGTGCTGCCAGGATTTGGGTTTTCAGGTCGCTGTCTGCAACGCCCAGCTGGACGTCCAGATCACTTTGGGTGTCCAACGGGACCAGCTTGCCGACGTTCTTGGAAGCGGGACCGATGAACAGGAAATAGCGTTCGATCTCGCTCACGGCACCCTGGCCGAGGTTGAGATTGTTAACGCTGACTTTGCCGAGAGCCATAAAGCGGTGCCTCGTTAGCGGGGTGAATTAAGGATTTGTTGCAGCACCAGGTTCACCAGTTGGCTGGTTTCGCTGTCGCTGGCACCGAGGAACTGACGCGCAGGCAGCTGGATGTTCCAGCTTTGCGCACCGGTGGATTCGGCTCGTTCGTCGTCCAGGACGCGGATCAGCAATCCCGCCCGGGCGTAGTTCAGGTGTTGCTGGATCCACGCCACGGATGGGCGGGTCAGGGTCTTTTTGCCTTCCTGACGGGTCTTGAAACCCAGACGGCGCAGGGTCTTGGCCTGCTTTTCGGTAGCGGCGGTGCCCGGCGGAACCTTGTTCCACTGGCGCATCTGCGCGGCGGTGCGTCGTTCGGATACGCCGTTGTGCTGCTGCGAGGCAACCCAACGGGTCAGCGTGTTACGCCAGCCCAGCTCCGCTTCGGTACCGGTCAGGCGAGTGACCTCGAGCAGCTTGCCCAGGCCGGTTTCCATCTTCTTCTTGCCCTTGGACGTGTCCTTGCGGGCCGCGAACGGCGTTCCATTCAGGTTCTGCTGATTGCGGATCCGCTGGCGGCTCAGACTGCGCACGCGCTTGGCAACGTTGTTCAACAGACGTCTGCGCTTGGGCGTCGGAAGCTCCATCAAGGCCAGCAGGTCCTGGGCTTCGAGCATGCCGCGAATGTCCAGATCAAAGGCCATGACCGGTCACCTCGCCGCTCTCAGCCACCCACAGTTCGAACGGCACGAACGACCAGGTATTGCCGAACGCCTCGATCTCGCCGGCAGGATCCTCGGCCAGGTACTGCGGTTCGGTGAACTGCAGCTTGATGTCGACGTCGGCCAGGTCGTTGTCGAGCATGACCACGTCGAACACCACGTTTGGCAGACCGTCGCGCTCCTGGTCGTGGGTTTCCAGCCAGCTGCCTACCAGGGCAAAGAGGCGCGCCGGGTGATCCGCGAACCGTTCGATCGAGATGGTCGCGCCGTAATTCATGTCACCCATGTGCATGCCTTGGGTGTCAGGTTTCCAGACCAGCTCGACCTGCACCTGGTCGGTCCAGCTGTCGAGCTGCTCAGGGGCAACCAATTGGCGCTCAAGCAGGTAGGCGGTCAACGCCTTGAGCTTGATCACAGCAGCGCCGCCGTGATGCGGCCACGGCCCTGCAGCGACCGCACAGCAGCCTGGCTGAAAGCGAGAAAGGTTTCAGAGCGCTCTGGCAGTTCCTTGCCCACGTTTTCGGCGCTTTCGCGGCGATTGACCGTGGCAAACTGAGTCAGCAGGCTGGCTTTGGCGCGGCTGTAGACGGCGCGCTTATAGGTCGCCGCTTGAAAGGTGCGCTCTGGCAGGACGGTGGTATCTGCGGATTCAACGTTGGACACACCAGCGCCCTGCCAGCGCGCTTTTAACTTGGCCAGGTCGGTATTGACCTCGACCATGGCCATATTCAGATCGGCGGCCAGCATCTCTACCAGGTACTCCGCTGGCAGGCGGTAACCTTTCTGAAACTCGGAGACTGCAAGATCAGGCCAGAAACCGTCGTTTCTGACGAATTGTTCAACAAAGGTGGTGGGTTTCCCGGAAAAGCTCATACACTCCCCCTCCATGCGATAGAGGACTGCGAGTCATGAACGATGACGAAGAAAGGATTGAATCGCTGAGTGCGCGGCTTAAAGAGCGCCAAATGGCTGAAAAATTTAAGATTCATGATGTCAAAAATAAGCTTGAGCAAGCACAAGCCATCACGCTCCGACTGCTCGATGGGGAGCACCGCGAAACTGCAGACGTCGAAGACATACTTGCAATCGCTGACACTTGCGCCACTGTGTTGGCAGATTGCGTCCAGGTGTTGGGAATCGGCGACCTGGAGATCACCGCGACATTCCCCGATGCAAGAGTGCCGACAAGTAAACTTTCGTAATAATCTGCCATCACCCTTAAGGCGCCGCCCGTCTGCTGACCATGAAGGTTTGCCAGAAAAGTTCATACACTTTCCCCGCCTGTAATGGAGGACTGCGGACCATGAGCGATGGGAAAGGAAAGTTTGTATCTCTGAAAGCGCGCTTTAAAGAACGCCTTACGTCGGCAAGGCGTAAGCAAAAGATCCTTGATAGACGTATCGAGGAAGCACATGCAATGGCGATGATGTGCCTGCGCACCCAGAACATTCATCCTGATGCGGTCAGGGAGGCATTGAGGCTTACTGACCGGTACGTCAGCACTCTGAATGAATGCGTCCAAGTCCTTGGAGGCAGTCAGGTAGAAATTACTGCGACCTTTCCGGACGGGAAAGTGACAATAAATAAGCTTTTGCAGTGATGCACTAACGAGCTTATATCGCCTCTCGTTCAGAAATTCCTGAGCTTTGCCGGAAAACCTCATATACTTTCCCTGCAAGCAACGGAGGAGGACGGCAAATGGACGATATAGGAAAAAAGATTATCTACCTGGAAGAAAAGCTTAGAGAGCGTGAACTGGCCATAAAACGCCAGCAATACCTCAAAGAGACAAAGCTTAGGCAGGCACATACGCTTGCACTTATTAGCCTTGAAACAAACGGCGATCTTCATCCGGATGTCGTCTTGGCAGCGTTGAAAATCGCTGACAGGTACATGAGCACACTGAGAGGATGCGTCCAGGTTCTTGGGGGCAGTGATCTGCGGACGACCGCAACTTTCCCCGAGGGGGAAGTTGATATCGACAACCTTTCGCAGTGACCCGATGAACATAGCAACCTCTTAAAGCTGCGCCATGCGCGAAGCTTTTTGCATTAGGGGCGGGAAAACTGTTTCAGTGGGTCAGGGCCATAAATGGTTGGCTCACATCCACAGTTTCTCGCCGGGGGGGTAGTCGGTTATTCGGTGCCGTTGGCGGCGTTTTCGTTGACTTGCGCCTTTGCCAGCGCCTTGCGACAGTCAGCCAGGCGAGTCCCTACGCCAATGCTTTCGTAGAGCTGTTCGGCCCGTTCGAAGTGGTGAATAGCGACAGGCCAGTCCTTGTGATGCAGCGCGATCATTCCCAGCAACTTGTGGTAGCGAGCCGGGATGCGCTCATACAGCTGCCATTCGCCATCCACGCGGGGCAGCAAGTTGGATACGTAAGGTTCAGGGCTGCGCCTGGCCTTGAACTCAGCCTCAGCCCAGTCGATCACCTCGTCTGCAACGAAGGTCGGAATGTCGCGGTTGAAGCGCTCAGGCAGCGCCTGACCCTGGGATATGGCGAAGTCGGCCAGCTCCAGGCCCTGGGTGAACTGCTCGGTATCGAACAGCCAGATCAGGACATACACCAGCACCGAGTTCTGGAAATTCAATTCCGAATCGCGATATCGCTGTACGTACTCCAGGTACTTGGGCAGCAGCTCGTCACGCTTGAGCAGCTGGCGCTGCTCGCGACTGTTGATCGCGCTGATGCGCTCCAGATCACCCGCCAAAGCGTCTTCCATCAGCTTCAAATGCTTGCGTGCATTGGCAGGACTGGACAGCGCGGTATCAACCGAATAAGCCATCTGGGCACCGGCGATCGCAGCCGCTGGGCCTTCTGCGATCAAGCGGCGTTTGTGCGCCAGTGCCAGGCTCATGCTTTCACCAATTCGACGTTTTCAGTCATGGCGAACTTTTCCAGCTGCTCGATCACATAGCCTTCGTTACGGCTGTTGTAATCCTCGACGCGGGAGCGCTTCGGGTTATCAACGGTCTGCTTGCGCCAGCTGGAGTCCTGGAAGTAGATCGACAGGTTGTCGAAGCTGGTGACCACCACGGCGTTGACCGGGAAGAACGGCACGCTGAAGCTTGGCAGACCGCCGTAGGTCGCGATGACCTGAGCGTCTTCGATGCGTTCTTTCTCGGTTGGCAGGTCGCCTTGCTTGGCATAAAGCTTGGCCTTGTCAGCGGCCAGAAGGTCACTGCCGATGATTGCGATCAGGTCGCCGCCATCACGAACGCGCTCGTCGACCATCTGCTTGGTGTCATGTACAAGGGAGTCGAGGTTGGCATAGTCGCCGCCTTCGCCCAGCGTCACCTTTCCAGCGACCTTGCCTTCCTTGAGAACCTGCTCAGGGATCTGCTCGCGAGCGATCTGCAACCAGCCCTTGTTCACGTCCTGCAGCATCGGGAATTCAGTGAGATTGGTCTGCGCAGCTGCTTTGAGGCCATGGAAGCCGATCATCAGTCGGTCAAGCGCGATCTGTTTCTGCACGGCAGCGGAATAACGTTGCTGGAAGTCCGGAAACTTGGCCCAGGCGTCGATCTTGGCGTAAGGCAGGCTGACGTCGGATTCGGTGGAAAACAGCTCATAGGTGCTGTCATCCAGCGCCGAAGCATCCTTGGCTTCACGATCGGTGGTCTTGGTGTTGGTACGACCGGTCACAGGACCCGCCACGCCCAGGAACACCTTTTGACCCTTGATCTCGGTCACGCCGATGACGTTGATACGCTGCAGGAAATCGGACTTGCGGGTGATCGCCTCGTTGAGTTCCTGGGCAATCGTGGGCTCCACGCTGAACGTCTTGCTGGCCAGCTCGACGCCGTAAGACTCAGCCAGGGAAACCTGCAGGGCCGCGAACATTTTTGCGCCGAATGCGCTCAGTGACTGAGCCATGTCAGAGTACCCGCTTCGGTTTAGGGTCAGCGGCACCAGTGGTGCGCGACAAGTGGCGGCCTTCCGGCTTGTCCAGCAAGGCGCTGAACCGGGCGTCCAGTTTGGCCAGGCTAGCGAGAACGGCAGTGTTGGCGGAGCCTTCTCGGCTCAGTTGCTTTTCGTCTTCGGCGGTGGCCACGATGTCATCGACCGCAGTCTGTACGTCGTCGATCGGGGCCTGGTCGGGTGCCGGCGGTGCCTCTGCGAAACTGTCAATCAGCGCCTGAATGCCGGCAGTGACGATCAGTTGCTGTTCGATCAAGGCCTGCAGCGCTTTGGCTGTAGCTTCATCCATTGGGGGTTTGCTCTCGGTAGGGGTTTGCGGGGTGGTTTCGGCTGGCACCTCTTCAATGCCAAAGCGCTTGAACAGGCCGGTGAACATGCTGAACAGCTTGGCCACCTCGCCCTGCGGTTCGTCTTCACCAATCGAACCCAGCGGGACGGCCGCCGCGTAATGCACGTGCTTGCCGGGGTTGCCGGGGTTGCGGGAGAAGTAGAGTTCTTGAGTGCCCAGGCTCGCCGGCTCGTCGGTGACGGCCAGGCCGGTCAGGTACGCCCTGCCGGTGCCAGCGAAGTCGGGCATGATCTCGATGCTGGTGAAGAGCTTTTCGCCTTGGTCGTTGAGCCACAACAGCTTTTGGTTGGGCTTCAACTGCGCTTCAAGCGCGACTTGGCCGGGGGCCAGCCCCTCTACGTCCTCAATCAGGCGCACGGCAAACACGGTGCCGTAGGAGCCTGGCCAGCGGTCATGTTCGGACCAGATGGTGGCCGTGTAAGTAGTAGCGCTGTACGTCTCGGCGATGTCGCGCAGTTCCTGGGGCGTGATGACGCGACCATCTACGGTAG